AAGCGAGCGTCTAAAGGCTTAGCGACTGACCCTACGACTTACTTTGGTCTAGGCTTTCTACTCAGCTCATTGTCCAAAGTAGCCCTTAAACCTGCAGCACATGCCACGGTGATGGGACTACTTAAGACTGCTAAAGGTGCAGGCACTGTTGGTGCTATAGAGGTAGGTGGCTACATGGCCACAGACAATCTACTGCAGCAGAAGATTAAAGTTGAGACAGGTCAGCAAGACGAGTATGACCTCGTTGAGACAGCAATGTACGGTGCAGCAGGTGCAGCAGGTGGCTTCACATTAATTGGTGGACTCACTGCATTACTGGCCCGTGGTGCTGCTAAGAAGGCTTCACGGAATACTGATGAAATAGCTGATGAAGTTGTTGGTGAGACTGATGAAGTGGCTGATGAAGCTATTGAAGTGGCTGATGATGTAACTGACGAAGCTATTGAAGAGGTTGACGAAGCGGTTGATGAAGTCCTTGAGCAAGGGGATGAAGCAGTTGACATGCTTGATGAAGGCAACGAAGAGGATTGGCTAGCTGAGATGGAAGCTGAACTTGGTGATGAATTCACTAACGATGACTTCGCTATGTTAGGTAATGACGTTGACGAAGCCTACTCTGATGAGGTGGCCTATGTTGAAGCTAATGGTCAAGTTGATTCAGAGATTGTTCCTGTAGAGGAACTGCCTCCAACGACCGTCATGCCTAAAGGTCTAGCTGGTGCTAAGCCTCGTTATGGCTATGGTCAACTTAAATTCAAGGTTAAGTTTGAGAGTGACGTTGATAAGGCGCTCTATATAGTAGCAGGTAGTGGTTCCAAAGCTCATGATGATTACATGCGGTTCTTACGTGGGGTGTTCCCAAACAAGACTGTAGATGAACTGACTGAGATGGGCAAGGAAATCAAAGGCAAGCTTAAAGCATCTGCCAAGGCGCGTGATGCTGATATTGATGGCGACCTTGTAGTTAACGCTACATTTGAACCTACCAAGAAGCCTCGCCGTCCTGAAGGTGAATCCAAAGCTAATGACCCTAAGCCCTCTACTAAGGTGTACGAAGAGAGCAGTCCTAAGGATATGCCTTATAACGTGAACCGTATGGATACAGCGCAGGATGTTAAGAACCTCGTCATTGAACGTGCTGAACATCACCTCGCAGAGAACCCACGGACTGTCAGAACTCTCGAAGAAGTCACTGAAGAAGGCCATGCTGCTGCTAAGGAATTAGCGGAGAAGACAGGCGCTGATTTCGACTCAATCGTGAAGCTGTTAGATGGGGATGTAGCACAGCTGCAGAAAATCACTGCACGTATCAAAGCAACACGCGACCTGCATGTGTGGACATTTGAAGAACTCAAGCGGCTGGCGTACAAGCATCGTGATGTTAACTTGAACAAGCTAGAGATGGCTGAGTTAATCAAAGTGACTGAGATGATAAACCAACTCACACCTTTAACCCTCAAGCAATCAGCTGAGCAATCTAGAGTCCTCGGCTCACGTAGAGCAATGGCTATCTCTGATGATTCATTGATTCGCGGAAAGATTGACGGTAAGTCAATTGATGATGCGTCCACTGAAGCAGCTATCTTAGAGGCTGAAGCTGAGACAATCCTCCCTGCCTTTGACAAGAACGCTATGGATGCAATCGCTAACGGCAACGGCCCTTATGTGATTGAT